GGACCTGTTGGAGCCAGTTGCACAAGGATATAGTTCCAGTCTCGGTAATGAAGCTCTGCCGCAAGACCGGAGACGAAGGCAGATGGGCATTCCGGGATGACGGCGTTTTTAGAATTGTGGACGGACTTAGGGTTCCCGATCCTGCATTCTGCTGCAACACATATTGTTTTGAGGTCTACCAGAAGGCAAAGCCGATGGCGGCACTCAGTAGGCACTGATGAATCTAGATCGTGCGCGAACCTTGCTGTCGAAGCTCCCCGTTAAGCATCGCGACACCAACTTGTCCGTACCCTTCATTCTAAATCCCAACCAGGAAAAGACTTTCAATATCCTTAAGAAACACTATGCGGAGAATGGTTCGATCCGCTGCATCACCCTAAAGGCCAGACGTGTAGGCATGAGCAGTTTCTTTGACGCATTGGCGTTTGTTCACTGCCTCGCCCGCCCACAAGCCCACGCCGAGATCGTGGCCCACTTGAAGGATGTTGCCGACAAGGGTCTGTTTCGTGTTCCGAAAGATTTGGGCATGGCCTTGAACTCTCAATTCAGCGGAGCCTGCGATGTACGAACCCGAAGCATCATCTTTCCTCACAATGCAGGTGCATCGAATCTCGACATCGCCACGGCGGGAAGTGTGGGTGCTGGCCGTGGACTGACGCTGACCTACCTACATCTTTCTGAGGCCGCGCAGTACCCTGGGCAAGAATCCTTTCTCTCTATTCTTCCTGCTGTATCAAAAGCCCCTGACACTGTGATTGCTCTGGAGTCAACCGCTCAAGGAAGAACAGGAATCGGCGAAACCTTCTACGAATACTGGAACGCTGCCAACAAGACGGGCAGGGCGTGGAACGGATTCGTGCCTATCTTTCTATCCTGGTTGGATGATCCTGCCTGCATTCGCCCCGAAGCGGAAGCCGAAGATGCACCTGCTACGGACTTTGAAAAAGACTTGATGAAGAAACCATTCAACGCAACTCGCGGGCAGATAGCATGGATGAGGATGGTTCTTGAAGGCGAGTGCAGAGGTTCAGAACTTTTCTTTGCTCAAGAGTATCCTTGGTCACCAGAAGTTGCTTTTGTTGCGACGGGCGATCCGGCATTTACGACCGCCGAGATTCACTATGCGCTTTCCACCAAGCGGCCGCCGCTGATGCGAGGAAGTTTCCTCAGAGATGGAGCGGGAGCCAAGTTCGTAAAGAACCCAAAGGGCAAGACTTACATCTGGGAGTATCCGCAGAAAGGCCACTGGTACTACGTGGGCGTAGACTGCGCCCGTGGCATTGAGCAAGAGACAGGTAGAGCCTCAGGCGACTTCGCGGCCTACGTTGTTCTGAACGGAACTACAGGAGATGTTGCCGCCCGCTTCTGTGACTGGGTAAATCCTATTGAGATGGCCGACGACGTAGACAAGGCAGGTCGCTATTACAACAAGGCGATGATGAACATCGAGTTAACCGGAAACTTGGGCCTGTGGTGTCAGCAAGTTCTCCGAGACAAATATATGTACCCGAACTGGTACATCTGGAAGGGGAAAGACGACAAGATGCCGGGGAAGTCCAAGTCTCACGCGATGGGATTTGAGACGCAAGGGAGAAGCCGGGATTTGTTGCTGGCTACCTTCCGTGGAAAGTTGCATGATGGCATGAAGAACATGCCGGGGGGATTGGCGCTCCGCGACGAAGAACTGATCCGCCAGATGGACCTGATGACAATGGCTACGGGCATGAGGTGGGAGATCGAGCATGGGCACGATGACGTATTTATGGCGTGTTGTTTTGCTGTCATCGCTGCCGTGCAGTACCCGCCTCCTAACATCGCTTCATGGAAAGCAAACTACCTGGATAAGGATAAGACGGGGCATCCTGCAATGGTTCAACTGAATCCGCAACAGGCGTTGCAGAATGCTTTGAAGTCTGATCTGGCGATGATCATGCGGCCTGAGAAGAAGTTGTGTAGGAGTGTGTTGGGGGAGATATGAAGTTGAGCGATCTTGAGGGCCGAACATTCACTCGGATAGGTCTGGGCGAGGTTATGATCGCCCCCCAAGATATATGGGAATGCTCCGATCCTCATTACCGTTGGGTGATGAATGGTGAATGGGTTCCAGATGTTGATGGCGAGATATTGGAGTGGGTAGATCACAACTGGGACTGCCAATGCGGAAAGTGCGAGAGAATGAAAGTTGTAACGATGCCAATTGTGGATGGAGCGATATTATGAACAAGAAATTGAACGATGCAGTTGCAAATTTGCACCTAGAGCCGGGGGACGCATTGGTTGTGGATGCTCGCGTGTTCACCCGCCCGGAAGATATGCACTTCAGTAGAGCGCCACGAGATGTAAGGATTTTTGCGGTTGTACCAAATGTGGGCGAGACGGTGCATGATGCCTTCTGCACGGTCCACGCCGAACAAATCGAGAGCCTCACCAAGAAGAAATTGTTTGAGATGATCCGGGCATTCGATTCGCTCGGTGGTCATCCTGCGGCAATCATTGACGGCATCGAAAAAGACTTCTGTCAGTGTGCAAAATACCCCTGTATTTGCGGAGCAGAGATAAGTCCTAGTTGCCTGGCCCATGTTTCGCCTATGACTTGCGCGATTCACGAACGCTGCGCCGTACTCCGCACGATGGTAAAGGAGCCTGCCAATGCCACCAGTTGATACCCAACCGCAATCCGTGGTCCGTTACCTGACTCGCCTATTGACGGCGCTCTGTATCGAGCGTGGCGGAGAACTTAGAATCCCGCTCAAGGCAATCCGTGAAGTGGCAGCGGAAACCTCTCGGCAGATGCTTGTAGAAGATACAAACTTGGAATCTGACGAACTTGTGTTACGATTCGGAACGAAGAACTCTGCCGTATTTCCGGTGGAACCAGAATGCCCTTCGCCAAGACCGACCCTAGTACCGAACCAGACCTCGCAAAGCACATTGAATCCGTCCTCTCCGCAAGCGAGACAGCCCCTGACGGACGAGCAACTAAAGGCACTGGAGTTAGTGAACCGCTACCGAAGGATGAAGGCGAGAGTGAGGAAGCCTCCAGCGGGGAGCGTACTAGGGCAAGAGGAATTATCCGAGATATTGGGGCAGAATTCAACAAGCTGAGAAAGAAAGGACGATCCGCAGCATGGGCTGATCTGGAAGATAAAGTTGCCGCAGCCGGAGACATTCTGATTGCGACAGGCATGATCAGCTTCAGGGACTGGACCGGGATGATGATCGACATTGAGCAGTTTAGGAAGGCCGAAGGCGGGAGCGAAGAATTGCCGGGAGATGCTTTGGCGAAGTGGTTGTCCGAACCAGAGAAGAAACCGAAGAAGGCGGTTACGCAATGAACAGGCGTGGATTTATTTCTAAAATTGTCCCAGCGGCTGTGGCGGCGGTCGCCCTACCCTCGATGCGCGAGGTGGCAGCAGAAACCTCCAAGAATCTTCCCGATCAAGAATTCTATCGCGGTTACCGGATTGTCTGGTTGGGTTGGATTGAGGCGGTTAATCAAGGGCTGCTGTACGGCAAATATCTCGCGGTTAAAGACAAGCAATTGTGGCGCGTATACTCGTGCTATCCGGGATCAACCGGAAAATATTGGGGTGATCAGATTTTTGAAATCTCAGTCCATCACGATCAGGATTGTGTCGATGTAGAGACGCCGAAAGAGATGCTAACGGCGTATCAATTTGATGCCCACTGCCGACTGCTGAAATACATCGACGGTCACTTCGAGGAATTGCGGGGCTGATGGCAACTGCCAGCACATTACGGCAAGGTGTTTACGATGCGGTGTACGAGAAGAAGTCTGAGCCGTCGTACATATCCGCCGACCGTTCGATTTGCAAGCAGTTGGACGAACTCGAAAGAATTTCTTCGACAGAGCGAGACAAGCATCTAGGCCGAGAATACTTCCGCGACATCAAAGAGTTCTACCAGTTGAATGATGAGCACCGCAACTGGCCGTCCTACCGTCCTTCAGTTCGCATCCCGCAGTTACAGACTTTGGTTCTCAACGAGGCCACAGACATTACGGACGCCTCGATCAAGGTCTACATCACCAACGAAGGCAAGCGGGACGATGCCAGAGAGAAATACTATCAGGCCAACTGGCGGCAGGGCTGCTACAACAACCGCATCCTGGAATCCGTCATCTGGGCCATGCTGACAAATCTAGGGTTCCTGCAAGTTGGCTTTTCCCCCAACGCCAGAAGGGGGAAAGGGATGACGTGGCTAGAGTGCCGCGATCCAGAAACCGTACTCCCTGATCCCTTCTGCAAATCAGATTCAGATTGGTCGTGGGTTCAATACTACGACTGGATGTACATTGACGATGTTCGCAGGCAATGGCCCGAGCAAGGTTGGAGAGTCCAAGGCAAGTCTTACGCTGGCACTGCCGATCCCTACGGCACAGTAGACAGCCAGATGGAGTATCCAGAAGCCTCTCCCCTGAGCCAGCAGGGCGAAACCAAATCAAGCAAGATATTCCGAGACAATCGAGTCAAGGTTCGCCACACTTACCTGTTCGACAACACGCGGCAAAAAGTGGAAGAGTATGCCGGGATGAAGGCAATCTCTAAGATGCTGGTGCATCCTAGATTTGAGTACAAATACCCTGATGGGCGATGGCTGACAGACTGCAACAATGTTGTGTTGGCAGACGGCAACAACTGGGTTCCTCAGCTTCCCGATGATCAGCGCGGAACGTTTCCTTTGATTCGCGTGGCGGCGATGCCAACGATCTCAAACTTCTGGGGTCCGCCTCCGATCAAGTTATCGCGGAGCCTTCAGGAACTTTCAGAGCGTCTCTACACGCAGACATTTGAGAACGTCGTCCGCTTGAATAACGGCGTAATCATCATCAAGGCCAACACCGGACTAGACCCTAACGCAATCGGGTGGATGCCCGGAGAAGTCCTGGTCATCAATCAAGGATCAGACCCGCCAACCGTCATTCAACCTCAAGCCCTGCCCCAGCACATGATTACTCTGCCCGCATCCCTTCTCTCTCTGCAAAAGGAACTGCAAGGATTCAGTGAAGCCCGACAGGGGCAGAATGGCGGCGGGAATGTTTCACCTGATTTGTTCGACGCAACTTTGTGGCAGTCGCATTACCAGACTAGACTACGAGGACGTTTGCTGGCTGAATCTCTACAGCGTCTCGCTCAAATCGTGTTCTACGTCGATGCCCGCTACAAGAACGTTTCTGATCGAGTTGCGGCCCCAGAACGGGGAGAACTGAAACAAACCGAATGGACGCCCATTGATTCCGAGTCGATGGACAAATACGACGCGCACCTTGATCCGGGAAGCCTGCGAGTCATCAGTGCAGGTGCGTTGCGTTCTGTGGTTTCAGCCTTGGCGAAGGCTAAGATGGTTCCGACGAAGTACGTGCTCGAAACCCTCGATCTGCCTCAGGCCGATGAACTGGCTGAAGAAAACATCAGGGAGCTTGAATTGCAAGCCCTTGGCCGCATAAAAAGACCTCGCTGAAGCGTCCGCGATGATGTATATTAGGAGGTATGAAAACTCCAGAACAGCAGGCCAAAAACACAGCATGGAAGAAAGCAGAATATCAACGCGACCCACAGAAATTCAGGGATCGAGCGAATGCTAGGTACGTTTCCAAAAAGACACCAGAGCAATTGGCTAAACGTGCCGAGTATATGCGTCGGTACAACGCAGAACACCCAGACAGAAAGGCCGAGTCTGATAAGAAATATCGGCTAAAGTATTTAGATAAACTGAGGCAGTACGACCGCTGGAGAAACTTGGACCCGGCGACCAAGGCTGCAAAATTGGAGGATAGTCGGAGGCGGAGAGCTGCTGACCCAGAAAAGTTCAAACGATACTCCAAGGAGTATTATCAGGCCAATAAAGAGAAATGGGCAGAGCGCAGCAAGCTGAGAACGGCAAGACCAGCAGAGGTCAAGCGCCTCGATCATCGGAAGTGGTCACTGAGCCATAAGTACAAAATGACAGTCGAACAATATGACGCGATGCTTGCTACCCAAAATGGCGTCTGCGCAATTTGCGGAGAACCTTCGACAGTTGGATTCAACAAGCGCCTCCATGTTGACCACGACCACACGACAGGAAAGGTGCGGGGTTTGCTATGTATGCACTGCAATCACTCGATTGAGCGAGTCGAAAAGATTCCCGGTTGGGCAGCGAAGACTGAAGCGTATCTTGCGAGGCCGCGATGATCCCCGCCGCAGAGCAGGATCGTGTCTGGATTCCAATATCTCAAGTTGCCAAAGAATACAACCGAACACCTGAGACGATTCGACTGTGGTGCTTGAATGGATTTCTTATAGAACTAGGTTTTACCCTCCAGCGAGACATAACCGGCCACTGGATCGTCGGTGTACCGCAAGCCGTTTACTCCAAATTCTCCAACCTATAAGTTGACATCCTGCAACAATCCCTACACATTCAATCTGTGATTGGCTATCCAGAACTTGAAGGCCACAAGTTTGAAATGCTCCAACTCACAAAGGTTGGAGAAATGTGGCTGGGAAAGTTTGCAGTAGACGGGAAGGCGTACCCTCCATTCTTTGAGCCGCACTCGAACGTCGTCGAGATGGATGAAGAGACATTTTTGCAGCACATGAAAAGCCAAGCTCTGACCATGCAAGAGTACGTAGAGCAGAAGGCAGCGAGGGCGTAATGGCAAAAGCCAAAACTGGCAGAGCGATGATGAAAGTCCAGCGCTTTTCCCCGCACAAGATGGCGGATAAGTCCCAGCCCAAGCGTCAGGATCAGAAGCGAATGAGGGGCCGAAGAGGAATCCGCAAATGAGTAGAGTCGGCGGACAAACCGAGAAAAAGGCCATGCTACAGAGGCTAGGGCCTCACAGGATGGCTGAAAAGTCGGCTCCGAAGAAGTTGAACAGAGCAAGAATGCGCGGTCGCAGAGGAATCAGGAAGTAGCATGGCACAAAGCATGGCGACTCCTGAAGGGGTGGTTCCCGCAACAGTTCCAGCAATGGACATGCGGAACCCCAAAAAGAGAGAAGCGAAGCGCTCAAAGAAGCGCGGCGGGCGGCGTAAGAGTGTTCGTTATTAAAAGACGTTGCTAGTGCTCTGGTGCCGAAAGGCGTCCGTTGCAGCGTCGGAAGGGAGCATACCAATGCTGGAGCTTACCGAACTGCGTAACAAGCGCGGCGGGCGGCGTGGTCGTAAACACACCCGCAAGTAGTTTTAACCAGAAGGGGGTTAACAGCCCCCTTCGCATCCTGAAAGGGGCATCGTGGAAGATACGATTCACGGCGATAAGAACATCGCCCCGATGAAGGAAGATCAGCGCGTAGTGGTGCTCTCTCCAATCAACGAGAGCTACCAAGGGCCGCAGTACGACCACAATGCGGTGTCTGCTGGCGAAGTTCCATCCGATCCCTTGGGTTACTTCTCGCGAGGCACAGAAGAAGTTCCAGACGAAGCATTCCACGCATGGCCCGATGAAGGCAGGCCGACTGTGGCGAATTACGAACTCACGAGATATGCAGGGAACGGAAAAACGGCTGTGCCGAAAGGCCGAAGCAAGCAGTTGAAGGAAGTCCACTTCAAAGATGAAGTGGGTTAGGAGAGATTATGGCGAAATCAAAAGGTTCCAGCTATCCCGATATGTACGGCCAGCCAGTGAAAGGCGTTCTTCCTGACATGGCAACGCCTCTGAATATTGACGAAGATGGCGATGTTCTGGTTCCCCCGAATGACATGAGGGCTGTGGGCGGGACGCTTGGCAACTCCGGTTCCGGAGAAATTTCTCCCGATCCTCTTGGCTTGCTCCGTCCGTTCGGTGATGGGACGAAAGGGTAAATGGCCGCTGCAAATAATCCAATCGCTCAGCTTGTGATGTCGGCGCTGCAATCGCGCACGGCTGGCGGTGGTGGAGCGCCGGGAGCAACGATGCCCGGTCAGTCTCCGGGAACTCCGGGACAGGGTGGAGACGACGCAGGCGCTCAGTATTCGCAGCAGGTTTCGGAATTAAAGGGAGCTGATCCAGGAATGCTCCTCAGGCAAGTGCAGAAGATGAAGCAAATCTGCGCTGTGCTAATGGTGCAGAACCTTGAAAGGTTGCCGAACGTGGCAGGCAAGTTGTCAAAGTTGATTCCTGCCTTCGATGGCGTGATTAAAGAAATTCAGCAAGCAAAGAATGTGGATTCAGCAGTACGACCGCCAATCTCGATGGGAGCCGCCCAGCCTCCACAAGAAGGCGGGAACACAGCGGTAGGCGGAGGATTCTAACATGAACTTACAGGACATTCTCTCAGATTCAAAAACG